TCTGAGCGTGGTATTAAAACGCCAATGGGATTTGAGGAGTTAAGTGAAGGCAGTTGGTTTATATCCTGCAAAGTAGACAATGACAAAGTGTGGGATGACTACATTAAAACAGGTGTATTTAACGGCTTTTCAGTTGAGGGAGAGTTTATTGAAAAGAAGATAAGCCACGCAAATAAGCAGCTAGATGAGATACTAGCAATACTAGAAAAAGTAAGATAAATTAAAACAATAAAAAAAACAAATATTTACATTTATGGAAGCACAAGAAGCTATTAAAAGAATCAAGATTGCATTAGGTATGGAAAAGCCTGAGCAAGAATTCAAAGAGGCTAAGTTAGCCGATGGAGTTACAATCGTAACTTGGGATGGTGAATTACTAGGAGCAGACTTAATGGTGATTAGCGAAGAAGGTAAAATACCTGCACCAGATGGTGACCACACTTTAGAAAGTGGCGAGATTGTAACTGTTGCCGATGGTAAAGTTATTAACATTGAACCTGCTAAAGAAGAAGAAGAAGAAATTGAAATTGAATTAGCGGAAGACCCTGAGGTTGAAGCCGAAATTGAATCTGAAGACTATGACATGAAATCGGTTGTTAGTATGCTTAAAGAGTGTATGACTAAGATTGAAATGTTAGAAAAGAAAATGGGCGAAACTAAAATGGAAGAAAAAGTTGAAGAAGCTATGAGCGCAATCAACAACCACAAAGAAGCATTTGTTCAATTAGTTGATTTAGTAGACAAAATAGCTAAATCCCCAAGCGAAGAACCTGCCGAAAAAAGCGGACTATTCAGTTCTATGAAAGTTTCAAAAGAACAACAAGATGAGAAATTAAACGATTTTGCAGAAGCACTTAAAAATTTAAAAACAAAATAAAAAATTATGGCATTTAATGTAACCGCTTTAGCAGCATATACTAAAGCAAACGAAACCCAGCTATTAACTAAAGCCCTTTTCGGTGCTAAGTCTATTAGCTTATTTACTCCTCAAATTGGAGTTAAATCTACTCAGCAAGTAAACACTATGGATACCGATGCGGTATTCCAAGCAGATTCTTGCGGATGGTCAGCAAGTGGAACTACTACCTTCTCAGGTCGTACTCTTACTGTTGCTGCAATCAAAGTTCAAGAGGCATTATGCCCTAAAGACTTAAACACAAAGTATCTTCAGTTAACTTTGCCTAGAGGTTCAAAGGATGATTCTATTCCTTTCGAGCAAAAGTATGGTGAGTACAAAACAGGCTTAATCGCTGAGCAATTAGAGACAGGTGTATGGCAAGGTAACACTTCAAGCGGAAACCAAGCATTAGCTCGTTTTGATGGTTTAATTAAAATCATTGATGCTGCATCAGGTGTAATTGAAGCAAACGTAAGTGGATTTATGACAGGCGCACCTTACAGCGTTTCAGGTGGTATCACAGTAAACAATGTAATTGCAATCATGCAAGGTGTTTACAGAGCATTACCTGTTGAATTGTTAGGCAAAGCAGACGTTAAAATCATGGTAGGAATGAACACATTCAGAACTTACCAAATGGCTTTAACCAACGCTAACCTTTTCCATTACAACACAGATTCTTCTGCAAGTAATTTTGAAATCGTTATTCCTGGCACTAACTTGACAGTAGTAGCTTTAAATGGTTTAAATTCTACAAACAGAATCTTTGCCGCTCAGTTGTCAAACATTTTCTTCGGAACTGACTTGTTAGGCGAAGAAGATAACTTCGAAATCTTCTATGCTAAAGAAGCAATGGAAGTTCGTTACAACGTAGCGTTCAAAGCAGGTGTGCAGATTGCATTCCCTGAAGAAATCGTTAAGTTCACATTGGCTTAGTTCATAGGGGAGGGTAAAATCTCCCCTTATATTTTTTAACAAAAAGGAGATAAAAAATGAGTTGTGCAATCACATCAGGATATACATTAGATTGTAAAGATGCAATCGGTGGTATAAAGAAAGTATACTTTGGAAACGCTGAACCTAGTGCTATGACATTAGGAACAAACGCTTCGGGAGTTATTACAAGTGTAAGCGGTATCTCTTTCTATGCTTATGAATTATTACCACAAGGTAAAAATAACTTTACCGAGACTATTAATTCAAATGCAGAGGTAGGTACTTTATTTTATACTCAGTTATTGAGTTTAGAATTTACAAAATTAACCCAAGCCACTAGAAACAAATTAGCTACAATAGCTAAAAGAAGAAACGTAGTAATCGTAGAAACACACGATGGCACTTTCTTTATGTTGGGCGAAACTTATGGGTTAGAGTGTTCAGGCGGTACTGCGATGAGTGGTGCAGCTATGGGCGAATTTCAAGGTTATCAGTTAGCTTTAACAGGTATGGAGAAAAATCCAATGGACCAAGTTTCAGCAGTTACAGCATTTACGATAGTTAGTTAGTTTTCGATGTTAGTTGTATAAGAGAGGCTGCCTATATGGTAGCCTTTTTTATTATATTTAGGCTAAAGTATATTTAAAAGTATGGTGATACTAAATCAAGGGGCAAACAACGTAATCTTAACACTTACAGAAAAGGTGACAATAAGTAACCCTATCTTTTTATTTGCCCTAAGTTCAATTCAGACAAATGCAACTGTTTATTTTATCGCTACTGATACCTCACAATACAAAGAGCGTTACAATAAATTCACTTGGACTATTAAGACCAACCCAAACTATAACGCAGGCGAGTTTAACCTACCTATTGAGGGCTTATATTCTTACCAAGTATATCAACTATCAACACCAAGTTTAACACCGCCTGAGGGTGCTATAATATTAGAAGTAGGGAATGTTCAGTATGGTTATTCTGAGCAAGATTTAACTATTTACGAATTACCAACCACACAAATCAAGATTTATGAGTAGAGTTCAGTTTGCAGGCGAAGATATCGACAAATACAAAACGCCAGAGTTTTATCAAGAGAAGAATAAGAAGTACGTTAACTTTGGTTCGGATAATTTATATCCATTATACCTTGTAGACTTGTTTAATAGGTCGGCAAAACACAACGCTATATTAACAGGAAAGCAGACTTACGTTTATGGCGCAGGATTGAAGATGGAAGGCGTATGGGATTTATTTGCCAACGCTAACAGATTTGATTCTTTGGATGAAATTTTCAATAAGTGCATTTTAGATAAGTTATTGTATGGCGGTTATGCCTTGCAAGTTATTTGGGATAGAGTAGGCGAATCAATAGCCGAGATTTATCACATGGACTTCTCTAAAATTCGTTCAAACGTAGACAATACCGAGTTCTATTTTTCAAACGATTGGGCTGACCCAAAAAGTAAGCAGAAAAGTTACAAGGTATTTAACCCTGAAAAGAAGCAAGGCGCACAAATCTATTATTACAGAGATTACAGACCTGCCACAGCTACTTATCCGCTACCTGAATACATTGGTGCGATTCCTTATGTAGAGTGTGACGTAGAAATAGCAAACTATCATAGAAGCAACTTGCACAATGAGTTCTTTTTTGGTGGTATATTGTCTTTTAACAATGGCGAGCCAACGGAAGACGAGAAGCAAGACTTAGTTCGCAGGTTAAACAGACGCCACAAAGGCACAGATAACGCAGGAAGATGGATTATAAACTTTAGTGATAGAGTAGACAACGCACCTACTGTTATCCCTATCCAACCGAATGAATTAGACAAGCAGTTTAACCTATTAAATGAGCAGGTTCAGCAAGAAATATTTGTTGCACATAAGATAACTTCACCAATGTTCTTCGGGATAAGAGTGGAAGGTCAACTTGGTGGCAGGGCAGAAATGATAGATTCATTTAAGTTATTTGAACAAAACTACATTAGACCAATTCAGCAGCATTTCGAGCAACTATTCAACTACTTAGCTAATAAGTCAGGCAGCACCGCAACAATCGAAGTTCAACCTTTAGAAATGTTTAAACCTGCGTTTACTGAACAGACATTAATTCAGATAGCTACTAGACCAGAAATGAGAGAAATGGCAGGATTACCACCTGAACCTGAAATAGTAGAAGCCGAGCCAATGCAAATGAATAGCCAAGATTGGGAACGTGAAATAAGAGTGTTCTCAGAGTTTGGCGAGAGTGCGGATTTATACGATGAAATAGAATCTAGGAAAATAACTTTTAGCGATGACCATTACGAGTTTGAAAGTCATTTAGAGTTTAACGAAAAGGAATTGTTTGCTACTATTTACGAGCCTACAACTGCCGAAAAAAAGTTGTTAGATATTGTTACTAAGAATCCGCTAATTTCTCAGACAGACATAGCCAAAATAATGGATATGACTAGGGGCGCAGTTGGCAATATGTTAGACAAATTAAAGCGTGAGAAATTACTTGGCATTACAGAAGGTGCTTGGAACATATTGACAGTTCCACCAAGAAGCAGCGTTTTAGATAGAGTGACGGATGAGTTATCAAAGTTCAATGTGAAGTATAAATACACTGGTCCGAGAGATAACAAGAACAGAGATTTTTGCAGAGCATTACTAAACTTGAACAAGGTTTATACAAGAGCAGAAATTGACAAGATAAGCGGCATAGTTGATAGAAATGTTTGGACAAAAAGAGGCGGATGGCAGACAGTCAAAGGAACAGATATTCATTTACCTTTTTGCAGACATCAGTGGAGTTCAGTATTAGTTAAAAAGAAATAAGATGTTAAACACAACAGTACTATTTATAGGGGAAGCAGCACTAAAGCAAGAGAGTGTTATTAGTGAAAACGTAGACCCAAAACTTTTGATACCTACTATTAAGGAGGTTCAGAATATTTATATCCTGCCATTATTGGGAACTGCTTTATACAACGAATTAGTTACGCAAGTAAGTGGCAATAGCGTGAGCGCAGATAACACCATTTTACTTCAGTCATACGTTCAGCCGACTATGATAAAATATTGCGTTTATGAATCAATGTTGGATTTAAGTTTCAAGTTTCAGAATAAGAACGTAGCAACTAAATCCTCAGAGTTCAGTCAGCAAGCAAGTTTAAACGATATTAGATACCTAATGGATAAGGCTATCAATCGGGCGCAATATTACGCTGAGAGAGTAACCTTGTTTTTGATGGCAAACAACATGAAATATCCATCTTATTTGAATCAAGGCAATGCAGACATCTCAACCATTTATCCAACTGCTAAGAACTACTCAAATGGTATGTACTTAGGTGGAGACATTGATTGTGATGATATACCTGCAAGAATAAAGTATCAAGGCAATAACCCAAGAAGGTGGATGTTATGAGAAAAGAAGGAAGCAAGAATAAATCTAACGTAGAGAAATTAAAACAATTTGTAAAGAAATATGAAGGTCACTTTAAATCAGTTGATTGCCGAGTTGCAAACAATAGCAACAAACCACGAGCAAATAAATAGCTTTTTCTTTGGTGACATTGCGGACTTAGGAACGGAATCTCCTATGCAGTACCCTGTATTTTACGCAGATGTAACGCCTTCAAATTTTACTTATAAAGTTATCGCAGTTAACTTGCAAATTATGGTGATGGATATTGTAAAAAAAGACCTATCTAATGAGAACGATGTATTGAGCGATTGCTTGCAAATAATGGAAGATATAATTATCAAACTTCGTGACCCAAGTAAGGTGTATTTAATACAAGATTCCATAAGTCTAAACCCATTTAGCGACTCTCAGGGAGATGAGGTAAGCGGATGGACTGCTAATGTTACCATAAATATTCCAAGCACTTACAACGAATGCGCAGTTCCTTCAAATTAGTATAAAATAAAAAAATAATATTTAAAGATATGACAAATGACCAAAAGATTTTAGGCGGTAATGGATGTTTATTCATTGATGCAGCCTCAACAGGCAATAGATTTTACTGCTTAGTTGTAAATGCAAGTTGCGTTTTAACTACTTTAACAAGTGCAGGAGGTCAAAACTTGCTTTCTCAGTATGGTTTATCAGGTAAGACTTTATCAGCAGGCATGGTGATTCCTATGTTTAATGGTGACCCTATCGCAGCAGTAACTCCTTCAAGTGGTTCAGTTATCGGTTACGGATATAGGGAGGTTTAAATATGATTGGAGTCGGTATCGGTATCCCATTTTTTAAATCATTTGGCGGCATAGACGCACAAGCACAAGCGCACTTTAATAGAGTAATAGCTGATGGCGGACTTATACCAAGTGGGCTAAGTGGCGTTAATGCCTTTTTTACTACTGTTAAAACCATTTACGGAACGGCAGATATAACAACGGCCATTAGTGTAGGTTTAGATGCGCAGGTGCTAGGCTATAAACTTGGAGCAGGTGCGGGAACAACGGCAGGACAAGCAGCGCAAAAACTTTACTCATGTAGCGGGGCGAGTGGTGACGTGGTGCAAGCAACCGCAGCAAGTCAGCCTCTATTGTTGACTTTTGATGGGGTAAATAAATATTTTCAAAATATTAACATCGCTGATAATTCTTGTTCTTGCCCAATAACATTAACTCAAACAGATACACTTGAATTTGTTGCAAAACTTGATTTGACTAACTCAGTAGGATATGCGATTGGAACAGTTGATAATGCAGCAGGAAGTAGAGCTTTTTATGCGCTTTATGATGGGGCTTCATTTGGGTTATTATATGGCAGTGGGTTATCTCAATCTGTTACGGCAAGCGTAACAACAAATAGATACAACGGGTGGTTTAGAGTTACTCTAGAAAAGTCAGGAAGTAATAGTTTAATCAAATTTTATAAATCAGACGAGTTTAATATTACAGATAAAAATTTAGTAACTTGGGTTCAAATTGGTTCAACTATTACTGGTACTTATGCTGCTATGCCGACAACCCTTTCTGATTTTAATATATTGTCAGGCGGTCAAGCTTCAAATACTACTTTTGCTAAAGTTTATTATGCACAAGTGTCTGAATCTATTGGTGGTTCTCCGTTAGCGGTATTCAACCCTAACCAATACAACGCCGCAACAAGCCAAACACAATGGACTAGTTCAACGGGAGAGGTTTGGACTATTAATACGGGAACGGCTACAACGGGTTATAAGGGGGTTTTGGTTGATAGGACTATAATGCAAGGGGATGGTGTAGATGATAGTTTAGTGACAAGTGCAACAATAAATTTGGGTTCTGTATTTACTTTATATGGGGCTTTTAAAGGTTACAATAATGAAGGAGGAAGCGGAAAGTCTTTATTTGGAAAGTCTAATATAGATGGTGCGGTTACAAGATTTACATCAAGTGTATTGTCTTCGTGGATAGGTGCAGGAGGAAATGCAAGAGTTGACCAAAACGCAACAACAACTAATTTAAATTTAACAACATTTAAACGTAAAGTTTCAGACAATACAATTCAAGTAAATAATGGCTCAATAGCTACCAATACAAATTCGGTAGCAATTTCACAAAGTACAATATTTATATTTTTAGCGTCTACTCTTGGCGCTTCAAATGGCTTATTTAATAGTGGTGTAATTTCTATAATTGAAGATAACACAACCCAAAAAACTGCAATGTATAACTATATTAAATCAATTAACAACTCAGCATTTTAATTATGATAGAACAAACACAAATTTACCCTTGCTTTTATCCTTGCAAAAATAAAAGCGAGTTTCATAATTTAGATACACAAGCGTGCGAATTGTTAGACTTTCCAAATGCAGGGGCGACAGATTATTGTAATCCGATTATAGACGTTAACGGGGTTTATTATTTTACTGTCAACCCTGAGGTGACTTGTTTATTTACTCAAGAACAATTAGATACTTGCGTTCCTTACGAGGATATTGTTTTGCCAACACCTGAGCCGATAGGATAATGAAAGAGAAATACACCATTTATTTAATCACAGGTTTAATCGCTTATCTTACGCCAATTTTAACGAGTTTATTACTTGTTGGCGGATTAGTGATGTTCGATTGGATAACGGGAGTAATAAAAGCACATAAGCTAGGAACGCTTAGCAGTAGAGCAATGATAAAGAAGTTCTACACGGGTGCTAGTTACTTAGTTGCAATAGCAGCAGTTAGATTATGTGAGGTGTATTTCGGAGATGAGATTCCATTGGTAAAGCCTGTGATTGCTATGATAGCTTTAAGCGAGTTACAATCTATGCGAGAAAATATCCAAGCAATTACAGGTATTGACTTATTAAAGAATTTGTTTAACGTATTACAACGCAAATCAGAATCATGAGAATAACAGAAGTTAGTCAGGAGTGCATTGATTTGGTTAAGAAGTTTGAAGGCTTTAGTGCTAAACCTTATCTATGCCCAGCAAAAGTGCCTACTATTGGTTATGGAACAACTATCTACCCAAATGGGCAAAGGGTAAGATTAACAGATAAGCCTATCACAGAAGTTGAAGCGAGAGATATTTTAAAGCATGAATTAAACGAGTTTGCAAAGCGGGTGGATGCAATTACCATAGACACTATTAATCAGTCTCAATTTGATGCCTTAACCTCTTTTGCGTATAACATTGGAGCGGGTGCGTTAAAAACAAGCACTTTATTAAAAAGGGTAAATTCCAATCCAAACGATAAAAACATTAAATCTCATTTTATGAAATGGGTAAACGCTAATGGTAAAGTTATGAATGGATTAATAAATAGAAGGCAAGCAGAAGCAGACTTATATTATAAAAAATAAATTAGTTAATAATTATGATTTACTTTTTATTAGTACTTACAATCGCTTCTAATGCAGTTATGGATGCAATCATGAGTAACGATTCATTTGCAAAATATGGTATGTGGTTTAGCAGGGATGGATGGAAGATTAAGCACGTCTTTGCAGATTGGATGGCTCAGTTTATTCCCGATTGGTTATCTGAATTATTAGCAGGCACAGTTTTAGTAATGTTTACCGAACTTTACAAGTTTGCTAAAATGATTATGATACTCGCTTTCTTAGCAGCTATATTTGGATTTACTTGGTACACGCTAATCATTTACATTATTTGGGGCGGTTTGTTTTCTATTTACTACACTTTAATAAGGTAGTATGGAAGAAGAAACAGAAGAATTATTCTACGAAGATTATGACACAAGGGCTGAGGTAATTAATCAGTGTCATTCTGCTTTAACTGCCATAGAATATGTTGACCCTTACGATAAGAAAGGTCAGGAGCAAAAGAACAGAATTAAACGTAAGGCTTTAGACGTTTTAGATTATTACATTTCGGAAATTCACGCAGAAATATTTGATGAAAACCATGAAGAAGAAGACTAAATCAGAATTGACTAAGGAAGTAATGTTGGAGAACCCGACAATAACTGCAAATAGAACGCTTGCAAAAGTTCTTTTAAATAAATATCCAATGTTATATAAAGACTTGGAGGATGCAAGGGAGTCTGTAAGATATGTTCAAGGCAAGTCAGGCGTGAAGAAACATAAACAAATAAATGAGAAAATTCCTATCTTCTTAGAAAAGTTAAACGCTGAGCGTGCAAAGTACGATTTAGACCTAAGAACCCAAGAAGATAAGACACCTTACATATTTGGCGAGAACCATAATAAGGCACTTGTAGTCGGTGATTTTCATTATCCCTATACAGACATTGATTCGCTAACTTTAGCGTTAGAATACGGCTTTAATGAGGGCGTAGACTGCATAATTATAAACGGAGATAGCTTAGACTTCAATACCATTTCAAGATTCGTATCTAAACCAAACGAGATGCGAGTAATGGAGCAGATTGAAGGCGTTAAGAACTTGTTAGCGTGGATGCTGAAAGTAATGGATGTGAAAATAGTATTTCATGCAGGAAACCACGATAAAAGAATAGAAGATTACGTTATAAGGCAAGCACCAGAACTTTATTTAAACAACAAGTTAGAAAAGTTATTGATGCTAGAAGACATGAAGATTGATTATGTTCAAGATTATCGGTTCATGAAGTTTGGCAAACTAAACATTGCACACGGACATCACATTGTAAAGGGCATATTTGCACCTGTTAGTCCTGCAAGGGGAGTGTTTACCAAAACCAACACATCAACTTTGATTAGCCACGTTCATAGAACCTCTGAACACATGGAGTCGGATATGAATGGCAACGTATTAGGATGCTTCTCTATTGGTGCTATGACAACGATAACGCCAGACTATAACCCACAAGTATCTAAACACAATCAAGGCTTTGCAATCGTTACCAAAGACCCTAAAACGGGAGATTTCGAGGTTAATAATAAGAAGATAATCAATAAGAAGATACGATGAACGAGAAAAGAAAGCAAGCTATTATTGATTTGATTAATCTAATGTTTTCCATTAGCAAACATAACGTGTCTTATGACGATATTGTTGGCAGGCAAGATGCTTGGTATAATGAATACACTATGACCTTAGAGCAAAATCACGAATGGATTGAAGTTGGCGTAAAATACTTATCTAAGAAACTAAAGATTACTCACGTTCAAGCTAGAAAAGAAATGCTTTGGGTAAATCTTATGTGGGGATTAAAGACTATTGAATAAAAGAAAACAAAGGAAAACAAACAAGTCACGAGAAGAATTAAAAAGAAATAAAAGAAAAAAAGCCCCTAAAAAACAAAATTGCTCCGCCCATTAAGGGCATTTACCTGAACCAATACGAGTGGCGTAAAGTTTAGGAGGCGATTCAGTTGCAATTCATTTGGGCATATCCATAAAAAAACCCCAATAGGGACAAGCTATCGAGGTTAAATGGTTCAGTATCCCGCACCATACTCGGTATTTCTACCAATATCTTCAGTTAGCTTGTCCCTAACAACACAACAAATATAAATTATTATTATCTTTGCAATATGAAAAACATTTACACAATACTTGCACTATTAATCATTAGTTCATGCTTTACAAAAAAGAAATGCGTAGAAAGGTTTTGTGTTACTGATACATTAGAGGTAACGCTTCACGATACTATTAGAACCGAAACAATACGCAAAGACACGGCATTTGTTTACAAGGGCGATACGATTACTATCATTAAGGATAGGCTGCAAATAAAGTATTACAGAATCAACGATACTACTTACATAGATGGTGCTTGCATTGGCGACACAATTTATATTACTAAATCGGTTAAAATACCTACAATCCAACCCAAACCGCATCCCTTTAAGTGGTGGTGGTTGCTATTCGCTGCCTTATTTGGGGCAGTTATAGTGCTTACTATAAAAAAATAATCCTTTGTTTTTCAGTTAGTTACGCAATACATAAATATTTATTTTGCATAGTTAAATAATTATTTTACATTTGTCCTACAATTAACAACGAAAACAATGGCAACACTAATCACACTTACTTGCATGGCTATTTTAACGAGCATATTTTGCAGCTACGTTGAAGCAAACAACAAAGCATCTAAGAAAGCTAAGAAAGAGAATAGAATCATCTATCTAAAATAATTGACACGCACGGCAACCGAAAGCATACTAGACACTGCTTAGGCACTGCGAACGAACACACAAGATACCTCACTGTGCGTAGGTAAGTTTCAAGTCTTGTTGACGGCTCGGAAAGACGAGCATTTATTTTAAACAATTTAACAATATGGCAAACATAACTAAACCAAAACGTAAAGTAACTACAACGCTACTCAATGTAGACCTACCAAATAGGCTGCAAGCCCTACAAGTTAGGCGCAACAAAATCAAAGCAGATTCAGAACCAATCGTGTCAATCGCTGACCTACACAACGAGGCTATTGAGATGTTATTAAGAAAGGAGCAACTATGATGTGGCTATTTACATTAACGCTGCTTGCCTTAATAGTTTTCAAGGAAGCTAGGAAAGAAAAGCAAGACTTCATTAAACGCAACGGCATGACACGCAACCAACTATTCAGAGCGTGCAAGTACATGAGAGGCGAGAAAGGCAAAGTGAGTTATCGGGAATTATTGCAAAACATGAATAATAACTAACATGGAAAAAGAAACGATTGAAGAAGCAGCTAATAATTGGATAAAAAATACATCAGAATTTGTATCGGTTAAAAATGGTTTTATTGAAGGTGCTAAATGGCAAGCAGAGAGAATGTATAGTGAAGAAGAAGTTTTAGATATTCTTTATAAACATACAGAAGATATGTTTAAAGGAACTAGATTAACATTAACTGAATGGTTTGAAGAAGTAAAAAAGAAATAACATGACACCACAAGAAAAAGCAAAAGAATTATTTAAAAAAATGTATCAAGTGCGTTCTGTTGCGGGAAGTGATATTACTAAATACTTTGCCAAACAGTGCGCTTTAATTGCAGTAAATGAACTATTAGAAGAATGTAGATTAGAAAGAGATTGGTATTGGGATAGAGTTAAAACAGAAATAGAAAACTTATGACACGAACAGAATTAAAACTAAAAATTAAAAGAGCAACTGATAACACCATCAGGCTATTTAATAACTACGGAAAGCAAATTAAGATTTGCAACTCAGCCAATAGCACGGATGAAGACTTCACTTTGCTAACCAAGATTAAAGAAGACTGGCACTTAGCAAGTCTTGAAGCGACTAAATACGAAACTTTATTGACAAACTTTTATAATAAGAAAAATGGAATACATAATTGATGACGCAAAGAAGCACCAAGCCCTACTAGATTACGTTGAATCTGACTTGATAGACAGAGTTTATGAGGCTAACTGCCCAACGGCAATAGAAGCACTAAAGAAAATCAAAGCGGTTGTGTTACATCCAGAACTAGCGGACAAAATAGATGCTGCTTGGGCGATAAGGCAGAACGAAATAAACCAGTTAAACTATTTAGATAAACTTGGTTCAACTTATTTCTAATAAATAGTAAAATAATTATTGCATAATAAAAGTAATTAACTATATTTGCACAACTAACAACTAACAACAATGACTAACACAGAATCAATCAAAGCCGTTTTAATCAAGCAGATTATTGATAGCGGCAGTAACATCCCACTAGGCACTTTAACAGGTAACATTAACCTGCTTATCAAGTCGGCTGA